GCCTACTACATAAAAGCATTTAATTTATACGAAGCATTGTCTAGCTTTATGCGAAGCAAGATACCTTATAAAGATATTTATAAGGTTAAATTAATTGTTCATAAGGAAACAAATGCGGTTTAACTTTATATGTCTAGTACTATTAACATCACATCTAGTCATAACATTAGGACTAAATTCTAAATTCAATCTACTACTAAAACAAAATGGAATCCCAACTATACAAACTGGCAACAAAAAAACCAGATAAAGCCCATGCGAACAACGCTGGTCATGTACTTTACTTTATAAAAAAGAATGAGTATATGCCTAACGGATACTGGCATAGCAACAAGTGGAGTTACATACCTCCAGATGCTATCTATTGGTGTATGCTACCCGACAATCCAGTTACTATTGAGACTGCGGACGAAGCTAGTGACAGGGCTATGAATGAGTTTTTGAAACAACAGTATCCAGATGCAGAATCGAGGGTAGCTATGTACCCATTAGTGAAGTTAGTATGGACTACAGCAAGGAGGTATTTTGAAGATGCAAGAAAATGAAAGTAAGAAATTACAGGCATTTTTACCTCCGCAAGTATGCGATAAGTTAGATACTCTTGCAGAAAAGCAAGGCATTACTAGAGCCGAGCTATCTAAAAGAGTTATAACTGAATGGCTCGAAACAAATTTTGATAACAAGCTAGAGTTTTGGAGTTAATGAGGTCACTTAACGACCAACTTAACAACGAAGAGTTAATGCTTAACTTAGGTCAAAACAGAGTTAGGTCAAATCAAAACAAAAAACAAACTAAGGGCATGGAGTCTCTCACTATTTATGGTGAGGCTCTGTGCTCTTTTAATGTGGACATAATTGTTAACCACTTGCGAGCCATCAGGAGAAAGATCGAAAGCGGTAAAGCTGGTACTAACTACGCAATGCTTACACCATTATTAGAATTACCACCCCAACAAGTAGCAGCAGCAGCTATAAGAACAGTAGTCGATACTCTTTCCAGCACTCCTACCCTCCACCAAATAGCAGCTAGTGTTATTGAAAAGATATGGATAGAGACAATGCTAGATAGAGCTACCGATAGCGAACTAAATAAATATAAAAGAGGTAAACATAAAAAAAGATATAAAATTTTTTTAATTAACTCAATGGTTAATACTGAATACTGGAACGCTCGCCAACGCATGGCAAGTGGCTTATTTATGGTTGAACTAATACAAAAATATACTGGATTAATAGAGATATATCTAGAAAAAAATTTAAATACCTCCAGAAGAATGGTCAGGGCAACCGACAAGTGCATGGAGTGGGTCAAAAAAATAAACACCGACTTAAAAATACACACCCCAAATTTTTTACCGCTGCTAATTAAACCTAAACATTGGACTAATCCCTACGATGGAGGCTACTACAATGAAAACATAAAGTTTAATCTTTTTAAAAGTAACAATAAAGAAATAGCAAGCAAACCCATAGCAACTACTACGTTTTATGATGTTGCAAACATACAAGGAGATGTAAGTATGTGTGTTAATAAGTATATGTTAGAGCAGATATTAGAGGCATATAATAATAACTTAGAGATAGGTTGTTTGTTACCAAGAGAAGGATATGCTGTGCCTCCATACCCAAAACATTTAAACGAGGATGATCCAGATGTAATTAAATGGAAGATGCAATGCAAAAGAATAATAGAAAAGAATAACCAAACAAAAGGTAGCCGTATTGGTATAGCAAAAACATTATGGATGGCTGAGAAATATAAAGACGAACCTAACCTATACTTCCCTAAACAACTAGACTTTCGAGGCAGAGTTTACGATAGAGTTCCCTTCCTAAATGCACAAGGTAATGACATATCAAGATCGCTGCTGCAATTTAGTAATGGCAAACTAATAAAAACAGAAGAGGATCTTAACTGGTTAAAGATACATGGTGCAAATATGTTTGGTATCAAACAAGACTTCCAAACAAAGATTGATTGGGTTAATAATAATTTAAAAAACATTTATGCCATTGGAAGAGATTGCTGGGCTGCACCAGAACTATGGATGCGGGCTGATAAGGCTTGGAGTTTTCTTGCTTTTTGCAGGGCAATCTATCTTTATCAACAAGAACCAAGTAGCTATTTATGTCAGCTTCCCTGCCACCTTGATTGCACTTGTAGTTCTATTCAGCACTACAGCGGTCTGTTACGTTCCAAAGTAATGGGAGAAAAGGTTAACTTAATTAATTCAGATAGACCACAAGATATATACAGCGAAGTAGCCACACAAATAAACCAAAGACTTAAAGATAGTGACGATCCAAGAGCAGCTAAGTGGTTAATGCTTAACGTAGATAGATCATTAACTAAACCTTGTGTGATGACAGCACCATACTCGGCTACCAATAGTGCCTTCTATCACTATGCATATAGCTGGGCTCAAGAGCGAGCAACAAAACTATTAGGCAAGAACAACTGGACTAGAGGTAAAGGTAGTATGAGTGCTATGAATTACATGGCTACTCTTTTATTCCAAGAGTCATCTAAAGCTATAGCTCCAGCATATGTAGCAATGAAATGGTTTAAAGCTGTAGCTAGAGAGTTAGGTAAGGTAAACAAAGCAGTAACATGGACTAGCCCTACTGGTTTGTATGTCGAACAGAAGTATTACGACCCAAAGAAAATAAGAATACAACTTAAATATTTATCTGACGTTTATCTGGATATAAGAACAAACGAAGATACACCAGAACTTAATACAAGAAAGATGGGTCATGCTATCTCAGCAAATATATTGCATAGTTTTGATGCAAGTCATATGGCATTTTCTACAATTCATGCTTCAATACAAGGAGTCGAAAATATCGCTGGCATCCACGATTGTTTCGTAACTACCCCGTCTGAAATGAGTTTACTGCGTGACTCGGTTAGACAAACCTTTGCTGATATGTATTCAGTAGATCGTTTATCAAAACTAAAGGCAGAATTAAAAGCACAATTAACAGACAACCAAATACAAACGCTACCTCCAGAGCCAACGCTTGGGGAGTTAGATGTTTTACTTACACGTTCATCAACCTATTTCATAACATGAATCAAGTTAAAGCAAATCCTTTTTATATCTTCACACCAGAATGTGGAGTTGCATGGAGTCATCTAGTTAAACCAGATGATGCATTTAATAAAGCACCAGAATGGAGCGTAACATTACTGTTAGATCCAAACTCAAAAGAAACAACAAGAGTATTTGAAGAGTTCGAGAATGGTCTTGAAGCATGGAAGCTACAACTTAAGACTGCTTTCCCTCAACAAACTTTTAAAATGGGAGAACATTCTAGGTACAACCATACTGAATTTGAAGGCAAGAAAGTATTTGAGATTAAATGCAAGAAGCCAGTTGAAGCAGGGCAAGGTGCTAAAAGATTTGCTAACACTCCTCCTATTCTTTTAGATAAGTATGGCACTCCTATTTCTGGAGAAGAAAAGGATAAGTACATAGGTTTAGGTAGGGGTACAACAGTACAAGCCAAGCTAAGAGTACAAGGATATAATCATTCGACCTATGGTGTTGGATTAACAGTCCAACCAGAAGCCATAGTCATTATGAATTTTGTACCATATGAAAAAACGACAGACCTCTCAGGGTTCAAGTTCCAGAGCAAGAGTGAAACGCAAGACCTCACTCCCTCAAATGTTGAAAACTCCTTCGGGGGTAGTACATTTTAGATCAAAGTTTGAAGCACAAGTAGCATCAGACTTAATCAAAAAGAAAGTACCATTTACCTATGAAACTGTCAGCTATGATTACATCATCAGCAGTAGCTACACTCCTGACATCATCCTTAGTAACTGTGTGGTTGAACTCAAAGGAGTCCTACTTAAAGAAGAAAGAAAAAAATATATTGCAGTCAAGACGCAACATCCCTCATTAGACATTCGTTTCTGTTTTCAAAACGCAAACAACAAATTGTCTAAAGCTAAAAGAAGCCTGACGTATTCAGCATGGGCTGAACGTCATGGCTTTCTTTGGTGTAACAAAACAATTCCTAAAGAATGGTATGCCGAGTAAGTACAAAACTAAAGAGCCTTGTCCAGAGTGCGGAAGTAAAGATAACGTAGCTGTCTATGATGACGGACACAAGCATTGCTTTGGATGTGGTTGGCAATTTCAGCCCAAAAAAAATTTTAAGAAACCCACTTATGAACCAATGAAAAAAGAATGGAAACCTATAACTCCAATCCCTTGTGCATTGCCAAAACGTGGGATAACAGAGGAGACTTGTAAGTTTTTTAATTATGGTATCTCTCAATTCAATGGTACTGACTGTCAGGTTGCAACCTACAGAAATCAAAGTGGATTAGTTGCAGCACAGCACATAAGATTTAAAGATAAAAGATTTATATGGAAGGGAGACTTAACTGATATAAAGCTGTGGGGTCAGGAACTATGGAGGCAACAAAATACTGGCGGTGTATTTGTAACAATTACAGAAGGGGAAATTGATGCAATGAGCGTGGCACAAGCTACAGTCTCAGCGAGTGGTAATTACTTTCCAGTTGTAAGTTTGCCATCAGGTGCTCAATCTGCTACGAAGTATGTAGCTGCAAATTTATCATGGTTATCTCAGTTTGTTCGTATAGTTATTTGTTTTGACTCGGACGCAGCTGGTGTGGATGCTGCCGAAAAGGTTGC